CTGGAGTGCGCCACAATCCACGTTCTATCCCTTTGGTGGGGCGCTCCGACCTCGTTTGCTCCCATAACAGTCCACCTCGTGTCATACCCGAGGCTGGAAAGGTCTCCAAGCACTCGCCCGATTCCTCGATGAATGAGCATTGGGCTGTTTTCCACGAATACGAATCTGGGTCGAACTTCGCTAACCACCCTCGCCATGTGATACCACATTGAGGAACTTTCTCCGTCAAGCCCTGCGCCTCGGCCTGCGATGGAAATGTCCGTACAGGGAAAGCCGCCAGATACAACGTCAACAATTCCTCGCCACGGGTTTCCGTCAAAAGTTTGTACGTCATCCCAAATCGGGAAAGGCGGGAGAAGTCCGTCATTTTGTCGGGCGCACAGTACGCTTGCTGGGTAGGCTTCCCATTCGACTGCACAGACTGTTCTCCAACCAAGGAGGTGTCCACCAAGTATTCCTCCACCAGCGCCTGCGAAAAGAGCCAACTCATTCATGTTCTCCCACCATATTGTTTTTTTAATTCTGCTAATTTCGCCAACGCTTCAGCCCTGATTCTTTCGCTTTCAATCTGCTCATGGATTGTTTTCTTGCGCTCAATCAGAACTGTAGTTGGCGGCTTAACAGGGATTGATGGGCCTTGATTGCACATATCCCGAAAAGCAATGGCGCTCGGTGGAAAGTCTTTGTCCAGCTTGCCAAGCGCAAAATCTAGGCTTGGCTTGTAGGTCAGGAATCTGCCAACATATTGCTTCCAAGTCTGTCTGACAAGGTTGGGGTCAACATCTTGCCAATGCGTGATGAACCTTGAGCCGTAAATGGCGTTCATCATTCCAAAGATGTAATCAAAACCTGAGTCTGGATCACAAAAGTCGTTTTCGTTCCACATCTTGTGCCTCCAGTACTATGGTTTCAGGTTTAGCCCAAAAGGGCGTTTTAGGAATTGATTTGCCCCTAGTCAACTCTGCCATCACGTTTTGGCGTTCTTCGGATTTGGTGAGTTTTTCTTTTAGCCATTCAGCTTTCAAGCCTTGGCTGCCACGGGTACACCATTCAATCAAAAACTGCTCAAGTGACCAACCAATCTTGTTGGCCTCAGACCTTGCGCCTTTAAGCACTGTTTCGGTCACAGAGGCTTTTTTTGTTTTCCTGAGTTGCAACCAATCATTCCAAACTTGCTCAGAAACATCAGGGGGACAAGCAACGATAGTTGCTTTCTCTTTCTTTGGTTTATGGTTATTGGTTATTGGTTTATGGTTATTGGTTGCTATTGGGGTAGCATTAGGGGGGCTATTAGCCTCCCCATTGGGGGGTGTTCCCCACCTCTTAGCCGCCCCACGTTTGCCAGCCTCTGCAAACTCTTTGTATTGCTTGATTTCCTTGTCAGCCCTTGGGTTTACAAAGCCATCTTCTGTTGACAAAAAGAATTCATTTAAGACTGTCAAAACATCTTCTTCATGCTCTTTCATGCCAACTTGTCTGGCTGCTTCTCTGTGCTTAATTGGTTGTTCGTGCAAAAAGTAGTAGTCCAGAAGTCTGCGATAGGCTAAATCTTCCATCAATGAAAGATGCCTGGTGTGACTCATGTAGTCACCAATGTGAAACTGGTAATAATGCATAACTCGCCTTTTCATACTCCCTTAAAAGAAACTGCGGCAGGAGAGGGAGGTAACTCTTTTCGGTCTGCTCATGACTTCAGACCTAGCCGTGTTTCAAACAATCTTAATCCAAAAACCAATCAGGCCGCAACAACTTTAATTGCCAAACCCTTGCTTGAGGCACAGTTTTCCATTGGGATACAGCCGCTTGGCTGATGCCCAACAACTTGGCAAGCTCATCCTGTGAGCCAGCTAGTGCAATAAACTTATTTTTGTCCATACGCAAATTATACATTAGCTAGCTAATAACCCCACAGTTGACTTGGTTATATAAGGTGCGTTATAGTCACCCCATGCCCTGAACTTCTCGGGGTCTATTTAGGAAAGCAAATGATTGACTACAAACTTCACTACCACTTTGATGAGTTCGTCACTTATGACGATGGCACAACCCTTGAGAAAGTCAAGGTCGGTTATGACTACTACCCAGCAGAATTCAATCTGCCCTATGACCACAACTCAGCAGAAATCTACGATGTGTTTGTGTTTAGCGAAAAGGGTGATGACATTTCTTGCGATCTGTCCTCATCCGAATTTGAACGCATTGTTTCTGAAGTCAAGATTCACCACGCTCGTATGCTAAAGGAACAAAATGAAATCTAAGATCATCACAACAATTGTCGAATGGACATTGGCGATCATCATCTTTGGTGGTTGGGGCGTAATGCTCGCATGGAGAGGCTGACCATGATTGACAAATTCAAAGATTATTTCCGCTTGCCATCAGCCAAAGAACTGGCAGTTAAAGAACTTGAAATGGCACATCGCAAGTTGCTAGTGGCTCTCAGCGCACAGGAATATGCAAAGCGCATGGCTGACTACCACTCAGACCGAATCAAACGCCTAACGACTTATTTAAAGGAAGAATCATGAACGCAGACTACATCATCAATGAAGTGGCACAAAATGCCGCCAGCATCTATGAGGGCCAAGACCCACGGGATCGCCTGGCTTATCAGGTCGGGATGCTTCAGGGCAAGATTCGAAGCCTTTGCTACTTAATCAACATCACCGCTGAAGAACTTAAACAACTGCAAATCGAACTTTCACAGGAACAATCATGAAAAACATCGCAACTGCATTGGTCAAAGCACAAAAGGCTTTCGGCCCTGCGCTCAAGTCCTCAACAAACCCTCACTTCAAATCACGCTATGCAGACTTGTCAGCTTGCGTTGAGGCGGTCATTGACTCCTTGAACAACAACGGCATTGCCCTGATTCAGCAAAACCAACCATCGCCTGATGGGGTAATTATTGAAACCATCTTTCTCCATGAATCTGGTGAATCCCTAAACTGTGGACAATTATTTGTTCCGGCTAACAAGCACGATGCCCAAGGTTTTGGATCAGCATTGACTTACGCTCGCAGATATTCCCTGATGGCGGCTTGCGGCATAGCACCAGAAGATGACGATGGCAACACAGCCAGCCGTAAACCTCAAGTCAATGAAAGCGCCCTTGTAGACCACTTGGCGGCAATCGAGGCATCTACCGACCAAGATCAATTAAAAGCCGCCTACAAAGCCGCATACACGGCTTGCAATGGTGATTCTGAATGGCAAAAGAAAGTGATTGCAGCCAAAGACAAAGCAAAGGCTAAATTATGAAAACAGATGAAGATGATGAATTTGACCGCATCGCTCATGAAGCGGAAATGAAAAGTGGTCAGCCATACCATTGGGATGTTTATGTGTCGCCATCACAGCGCAATCAAGTGCTAGATGAAGTGGCAAAAGAAATTCAGAAAATGACCGCCTTTGGTCAGGACACATTGGACAGTTTTAGCGTTTACATAAAAGGAATGAAAACATGATTGAAATGATGGATCAAGGCACAGAGGAATGGTTCACCATTCGCATTGGCAAAGTCACCGCATCCCGTGTGGCTGACGTTATTGCCAAGACAAAGACGGGTTACAGCGCCAGCCGTGACAACTACATGGCTCAGTTGGTGTGTGAACGCCTAACGGGTCAAAAGGGTGAGAGTTTCACGAACGCTGCCATGCAACACGGCACAGACACAGAACCCCTTGCTAGAGCCGCTTATGAGGCTCTCAAAGACGTTTTGGTTGATGAAGTGGGGTTTGTACCCCATCCCTCAATCATCATGGCTGGCGCTTCTCCTGATGGCTTGGTAAGTGAGGATGGCCTCCTAGAGATCAAATGCCCCAACACAGCCACGCACATTGAGACTTTGCTTAGTCAATCAGTGCCAGGCAAGTACAACACCCAGATGCAGTTTCAGATGGCTTGCACAGGGCGGCAGTGGTGCGATTTTGTCAGCTTTGACAATCGGTTGCCAGAGGAACTTCAATTGTTTGTGAAACGAGTCCTACGGGATAACGAATTCATCAAGCAAATGGAAGATGAAGTGGTCAAATTCTTAAACGAACTTGATATCAAAATTGCTCAACTTATGGATTTAAAAAATGTCTAAACTTTACGAAATCACCATTGTTTCTGGTAAATACAAAAACAAAGATGGTGTGGAAAAATCCCGCTACCAAAACATCGGCTCGGTCATTGAGACCAAGAACGGCCCGATGCTCAAACTTGACATGATTCCGCTTATAGATGGTGGATGGAATGGTTGGGCATACATGAATGAACCAAAGCCCAAAGACGATTACAAGGGCTTGCCAAAAGACGAGGAAGACATCCCATTCTAAGTAACAGGGGCATTGCCCCTAACAAGGAGAAATCATGGACTATAAAGACGCATTTAAGAAAATTTTCGCCATGCCCGAATTCCCAAGAGTAAGGGCAAATGATCCCCTAACATCGTTTCAGGCAGCCGATTCAATCAAAGAATCTGCCACCCAGCACCACCAAACAATCTTTGAATGTCTGCAAATACATGGGGCTTTGGGCAAAGATGGAATCTCGGCCCACACTAACTTGGACAGCAATCAGGTTGCTAGGCGGCTCAATGAAATGAAAATAATGGGCTTGATTGAACTTACAGGCAACACAGTCAAATCCAACTCAGGCAGAAGTGAAAGAGAGTGGCAATGTACCCAATCGAATTAGGCGGCAATCAGCCTGTTCATAGATTACGAACTTGTAATAAATGTGATGAAACCAAACCACCAGAGGGAGGGGTTGATATGGGGCATAAGTGGATTTGCCAATCTTGCTGGATCATGCGTTTGACAGGAAAACATTTGCGCCAGAACTCAACTCAGAAATAAGGCTCGTTCGTCAATTCTGCGCTTTTGTAAGCCTTTGAGAACTTTGCCTCCAGCCATGCAGTACTTTAGAAGTTCCTCGGCAGCATCCTCCATGTCACCCCTAAGTACCTTTTGGCGCAGGGTTGACCTCTGGAGTGTGCCAAGCCCTACATTGAAAGAAAATGATACCAGTGCGTCAAACTGTCCTTGAGTAAGAGGCACAGGACAATAAGTAGCCACGCCTTTCTCAAACCTAGCAAGGTCTGCCCTAAGTATTGCATCGACTTCCTCCATTGAGTGTTTACGCATGGCCTCTGGCGGTGGCACAAAGGCATCCCGTTGGTCTATCTTGAGTTTGCCCTGCTCTGGAAACATCACATGACCAACTCCCACAGTCCACAGCTTTGCCGGACATTTATAGGGATTCTGCCTCACGCCCTCATGGTGGCGAATCATGTGCAAACACTTGGCTGAGATGTTCATTTGCCAAAAGCCCGACCACCAAAGTGGAAAGCAATGATTGATGCAAACAGGGCTTGGGTGTCAGAATCCCACAACATTTCAGCCAACTCGGTGAACGGCACACCACGATTCCAGCCATAGGCAAATAGGCCAATGTCAATAAACAACAACAGGAAAAAGAAGCCGTAAGTAATGACAGGGCGCACACTTGCTCTAAGGTTTTTCATCCATGTGGATGTTCCCTCATTCAAACTTGTGTCATGGGCATAGACAGCTTGCATTTCAGCTTGCTGTGCGCCAATCAGAACCTGAGTGGTATTGGCTGCACTCTCTGTAGCCAGTTGCTCAGACTTGATGTGTTCAATTCTTTCCTGTGCTTCAAAACCTGCTTTACGCAGTTCTAACTCACGGGTGATCTGCATCTGGGCAAGGTTTAGTTCATGCTTCTTGTCTTGTCGATCTTGAAAGAACTCCAAAATCTTAGGCAAGCCGCCCATTAGAAATGAGATTAGGGTTGAAAGTAGTGTCAGCATAGTGATCCTTTACTGTTTGCTTTTACTCAATATATTACTTGCAATCTGCAACATACTAATTGCCTTGTTTAAGTCCTTGGGTTCTTTGTCCCACCCAACAGTAATCTGCCCAACAAACCGACCTTGCTCTGGTGGCACACTCACACGGCATCCAAAGGTAACGCCCTTTTCAATGTACCAAAGCCCAATTTCACTTTGAGCCACAGTGTATTCACTGCAAGGAATCTCATTCGCCATCAATGCAATCACATCACGATTATTGGCTGAACTCTGCGTAAATAACCCAACATCCAAGCCATCATGCGTTTTGTCTCTGCCCTCACGGGTATAGGCACGAAACAGAACCCTTGTCCCAAATAAAGGATTTACTTTAAAAATGGCAATGACTGTTGCTTCAGTGTTTTTAAACAAATGCGCTGCAACATCTTCTGCCCTTTCTTCTGCAATCGTTGGGAGTTTCTTGTTCTCTTTATATGCATCAAATAGAAACGATTGATTCTGCCAAATAAAGTACCCAGCAAAAGAAAATACCGCCATCAGTATCAGCGCAAACAGCTTGAATGGGCTATCAACATAGGACAGCACCTTGCTCAATACATCTGATGGCTTCTCGTCATTCATAGACCAATCATTCCAAGTAATTTATTCACGATCTTGTCTGACAGATCGTCAGGCAAAAACTTGAGAAATCCAAGCACCCACCAAGCAATGCAAAGCCTGACAAATACTTTGAGGAATAGGTCAAATTGCTTTTGGTACTCATTCACCGACCACACCTTGATCTGGCGCACAGGTCTTGTATTTCAGCAATGCCCCAACCAACTGCGCCAAGTAGCATTACGATCACAACAATGCCAATTGCCCACGCCATGTATTCTTCTTCTTCTTCTTTTCTTTTTTTATCTTCTGCCTTGGCTTGTCTAGCTAAATGAGCATCCTCAATATCCATTTGTTGCTGGCGCTCTTTGATTTTTTGCCACACATCTGCTCGGCCTGTAGCCTGAAACAGTAACATCAATTCAGCCTCAAATCTTTTGGCCTCATCCAAGGCCATCTCAATCTGAAGCGCAGCGCCTAAATTTGATTTGTTGCCAGAACGCTTGGCTTCTACCATCGCCTTAGTTGCAACGCTTTTAGCGTCAAACATCTTGGCGATAGACGGGGCTAAACCAGCCAGATCATTTGCGACCTTGCTGGCTTTTTTGACTACGCTGATTGCACTTTGTAATCCTGCAAGCGCTGTTATGGGGTCAATCATTTCCTTACAACCTTTACCCATTCAAGGCAAACAACCTTTCGGTTGTAAACATCACCTGTCCACGCCCACCTCACACAACGGTACTCGACTTTTTCTGACGTTCCTGCTAACAGAAACAATGGCAAAAAAAGCCAAAGCATCCATTGCTCACAAGCCTATGATTTTTTTGACCAACTCGCCAGCAAAGCCTGGCCCGAGCAACACAGCCGCAATCACCACATAAAGCAAATACTCAATGCGGGTCATGCGCTGTGAACCTGACTCAAATGACTTTTCAATGGCGGTGTACCTCTCGGCACAGACCGCCTCATGAACCGCCAGCCGTGTGTCGGTATCCTCAAGCATTACATACCCTCGCCCTGAACGATATAGACCGTAGAAGCGGAGGAAGCCAAACCACTAAAGAATGACTCACGCTGAAAGCGCAAGACTTCTACAGCACCAGGCACTAGCACGATGGCAGCCGATGGTGTGCCAGCAACTGGAGCAACAGCATTAGCCGTAGCGATTGCAGCCGTGCTTCCAACACCCAAAAACACCGTGTTTGCACTAGAGTTAATAATGCGGTACTGGCCTGTGCCTTGACCATCAAAACGTGAGTTAACTAGCGCCTGAACACCAGTAGAAGCAGAAGCAGCCGCAGGAATAACAACGGTATCGCCAAGAGGGGCAAATGCAATTTGACTATTTTGTGCCATGTCAGACTCCTTTTGCCGCTTCTTGGGCGGCTTTATATGCAGCAATTACTTCAGCCGTGTGAGTGGCGGCACAAATGGCCTTGACACGATTATCTTCACCACTGTAATCATCGCCTGGAGCAACAACATGGCGGCTAAATGTGCCACTGATCTGTTTGCCATCTTCCATGATGGCTGTCTTAGTGCGTACTTGTACGCATCCATTTTCAATTACTTCAATTTTGTCAACAATTTCAATTTTCTCAAGCATGATGCTCTCCTAGTATGACCCAAGAATCCACTTGGGCTTTGGTTTAACAATCGGTTGCGTCTTCAAAGCCATTTAATGACTTGATGTATTTGTAGCCTTGCTGGATAAAGTTGCCAGCATCCATGTTTGGCACAAAGCTAAATTGCTCTGTTTTGATCAGATTGTGTGATTGATCTACTGCATAGGACAACACAACAGCCATACGATTTTTATCGCCATTCACGTTGATTACTTTCAAATAGCCATCAACAATTTTCATTCCGTTATGTTCAAAGTTCTTTTTTAAAGCCATGATTTTCTCCTGTGATCAGAATGGAACGAAAAAGTACGTTGCCGTAAAATAAATTCGGCTTGCTGCTGTAATAGCGTCAATTGTATTGATATCGGAAGTAACCACAATTTGACTTCCTGATGTTATTGCTGAATTAGCGGCTGTACCAGTGTAAAACGTAACTGTACTTCCATCAGGTGTAAACGGCAAACTAGAGGTTAAGATTCCACCAGCAGCACAAGCTACGCTAGTAGCACCTTGAACATATCCATTGATTGTCACCATGCTGCCATTACGAACATACTCGCCAGCAGATGAAAATGCACCAACAACAGTTAGACCAGAACCTTGAGATGGTGTCCACGTGCTTTTTTGAGCCAACCGAATAGGTGGCCCAGAATCTGCTGGATAAAACAGCAGGGCGGCTGGTGGGCCACCACCATAGGCAAAGTTCCATTTTAATTCTGTTGTTCCAGTGCCATCAGACAATGAATTCATCATCATGTTAGTTGACCATGCTCTGTCAAGAAAAAGAATTCCGACATTATTGACAAAATGATTTAGAGCATTAAAGTCACGCACCACTGGTGTTTTGATATTTTGAATGTAATCAAGTCTGTTGCCTTGGATTGGCTCTGGTGAATACAAAGAGTTTGCAGGGGCATCTAAGCGGAATGTATCGTGAAAATACTTTGCGCCATAAACTGTATTATTGACAAAACTAGCGTATCGGCCTTCAGCCTCAACTTGACCATAAGTCAATATGACTGATCGAGTCAGCATGGTTGTTGAGGCGTTAAAACCAGCCTCGGTAAACGCTTTGGCTCTCAACACATTGTTACTGATGACCATGTTGCGGTATTGGTCATCAATAAAGTAAAAGCCGTTTTGCCAATTGCTAAAAGTGTTACCGCTAACTGCAATGCTTAAAATCTGTCCATCTGGAAAATTTGTTGCATCGTATGCGTCAGTGTAGACACGAACAGCATTTTGATAAAGCTGCCCAGTTGGCACTAAGGCTTCAGGGCCAACAACATTGTTTCCTGTAATTGCAATGTCGCCCATTGGAATCATTGTTAGATATGGGCTTCGGTTGGTAATGTATGAAGCCAATCCAGCCGATTGAATCTGAATTGCACCGCCTTCTTTATCTGCAACATCGTTCGCATAAAAAACGTTTCCAGATACTGTGACTTGGGATGATGGGGTGGTAATCGCAATGAAATTTGAATATCCAATGACAGTGTTACCCGTAACCGATACGCCACGGCAACGCAACTGAATTGGGCTTGTGTCGCAAATCAAGGGGGTGTCGGTTGTGAACGTGTTGCCTGAAATAATTACGCTAACCATTGCTGGATAAGCTGGGTGCTCTGAGCAGTTGTAGCAGTTGTTGTTTGAAAAAACAATGTCGCGTGTTTGACGTTTTACAGCACCAAGTGCATTGCGTGATGGTGGTGATGCATAAGTAAATGTTGCGGTTTCTAATTGATCGGCTGTGTCGTAAGTAGATTCACCCGACAAGCAAACGTCAGTCCATTCAAAAGAATTACCGTCAATCACCAAACCATCAATACCATCCGCATTGACGCAATGTAATAGCGCACGACCCGCAACTGCATGGGGTTCAGCAATAAACGTGCAACCGCTAATTTTTGATTTGTAATTTTTGGTTGTGTTGTAGTAGACGTTGTTCACGTAATCGTATGTTGCAATTTGCTCATAGCAAATCGCCGATGAATCCACTTTTGTAAAACTGCAATTCAACACTGAAGTGTTTTCTGTGTTTTTAAACACGATGGCAGTTCTAAAATCAAAAATTCCAGCACCAGGCACATTGTGCCGCACGTTTTCACCAATGAACGAAACGCCATCAATAACCACATTTTGCGTTTGCGCGGCAACATTGCTGTCAGGTGTGCCAACAAACAAAAGCGGATACGATAACGCATAAGTTGAAATATCCGTGTTAAATCTACGAAAATATGCCTGATCGCCTTTGATCGTGATGTTGCTGTTTGTTACCTTAATGCCCCAACGATCATTGGTTCCAATGTTTCTAGCAATTCTGTACTCGCCAGGTGGGAAATAAAGAACCCCGCCACCGGTAAGAGAATCCAACGCCGTTTGAATTGCAACAGTGTCATTTGTGACGCCATCACCTGTCGCGCCAAAATCTTTGACGTTGGTGTACGCACCAGTAATCATCGAAAAACTAACTTTGGTCAGTGCCATAATTATTCCTTAAGCGGCGATGTAGCAGCCAGACAACAAAAGAATGTTAGCTGGGTTTCCTGTGGACAATTGTGTTGCCGCAAGTTCACCCCAGTTTGAGCCAACTGGACTTGTGATGTATGTCAAATACATGGTAGTTCCACCACTAGGAACATAAGCGCCCATTGGTCGGATACTTGCAAAAATGGTTGCGTAACTTACGCTCATGCTTGCAATTCCTTGGGATTGTGTAGCCGCTGTATATGGCAAACCTGAGATAAGCATTTGGCCTGTTGCGCCAGTAATATCTGCCGCAGAAGTTCTCAATGACAGCGTGATGTAAACCAAGCTGCCAACTTTGCGATATTGTCCAAGCTGGATGGAGTGGGTTACGCTTACGTATGCGCCAGCACTGGTGGTGTAAGCAGGAGTCCAAGTACCTTCTTCATAGTCAGCCAATAATTCGCTTGTCATGCCTGCTGGGTGAGATGTGATAGAAAAGTCAATGCCTTTTCCAGATGTTCCAATAATTAAGTTGCCAGTGGACAAAGATACATCACCAACCAAAGTCGGGGCTGTGGCAAGTACGTTGTTGCCAGTTCCAGTATTAGTTACGCTGACTATCTCTTTGCTTGCGTTCAGTGCCAGCGCAGTAGATGCGGTCAAGCCTGACAGTGTGCTTGTGCCTGAAACTGATAAATTCACGCCATTCAAGTCTGCACCACCCTCAACCCTTTGCCAAACCGAGCCGTTGAAAGTTGCTAGATCGCCAACGCCCCAATTGCTGATGCCATTCAGATTGGTTGTGCCTGCTGTGCTGACCACATAGTAGTCGCCCTTTGTGCCAACGCTGGAAGTCAGCAGAGGGCTATTGGCATTGGCATCCCATGTGCCTTTGTAATTCAATGCACCAATGGCGTTGGTGATGGACGAGACTGTTTTTAACATTCTGGTTCTCCTTAGAACACGAATTCAATGATAGAGGTGAATGGTGGAGCTTCTGTGAACGTAACATTACCATTTGCAAATGAGTAAGTGTTTTGATTTTGATACACACCATTAATGTAGATCGCACTTGGCGCAGAAGCAACAGAGAAAATAGTCTGCGTTCCATTGCCTGTTGCATTACTTGCCACACTACCGCCACCAGCAGCATTGTCATTCAGCGAGGTATAAACCACCGTGCCGTTTTTATTCTGGACTTGAATGGAGTAATCGCTTGCTGTGTAAATACGGCTTGGTGTGCCTTGATAGACAGGGTAACCTCCGCTTGTGCGAATAGGCTGCACAGCAGAAATCGTATGTGATGAATCCCAATAGACCGCAATCGGGTTTGTAATTGGGTTTAAATTTGCAGTGCCAACCCAGATGTAACCATCATCAAGCGGCTGTCCATCAGCATCCGCAAATGCTGGATATGGCGGTTCTACTAATAGTGCGGACATTTATTTATTCTCCTAATTAGGGTTGACCAGCTTTACGCTTGAGCAATTCTTCCATTGCTTTGACAGCATTTTCTTTGTTAATGCCACGCAATTCTTCAGCCTTTTCAGCAAGCAATTCTAATGCTCGTCTTGCCGCACCACCTCGGGCTATGTCAACACCTGTCTGCATCGCTTCAGCAACTTGACCCTTTAATGAGGTCTGGGCGGCTGCTCCAAACATCCTGTCTAGTTCATTGACAAAGATAAGCTGATTCACAATGTCATCATCTAACTTCAGACCATATTTTGTTGATGTGCTATTGGCTTGGTCAAGTGCGTCAATCAAATTTGCTCGTGTGCCATAGTTGCTAGTCAACTTACGCATCGCTGTGCCAAGTTGCTTGTTTGCATTTGCTGAATCAAAATCGATGTTTGTGCCAGCGGCTTTTTGCAAGTCATCAAGCGCAGTGATGGTGTCTGAATACTTCTCATTGGCGGCTCTGTACTCAGGGAAACTATCACCAAGCGTCGTGTTCAAATTTCTACGCAAATTCTTCAATGTGCGTTCAGCTTGTGCAGTCAACGGATTGGCAAGACTTCTTTTGCCAAAATCAACCTGAGTATCAATAAATCTCTTGGCCGTATGAACGCCATAAGCATCAGGGGCTTTAACGGTGCTCAAACGCTCTAAAACCATGTTTAAGACACGTTGAGCCTGTCTGTCTCCCTGTATGTCAGAACCTTGCAAATTGGCCTTGGCGACCCCGTTTGCGTCAAGTTCAACCTTAACGCCCAAAGCACCAAGGTCATCAAGAAAAGTATTTACGGCAGGGTCAAAATCAACTCTCTGACCACGCAATTGAGCATTAGCAATTTTATTTATATCAGCACCAGCCTGTTTATTGGCACTTGACAAGAACTGAATTCTTGAATCAACAGTATCACCAAGAACATCAGCAGGTCGGTTTAAAGCACGAAACTTCTCATTCTTTTCACCTATCTTGAACATATTAAGCATCTTGGTCATGGCTTGACGATCTTTGTCAGATGCCGCCTTGATGCTTGCAATCGTGCCATCTTTCCAGCCTTGCTTGATGGCATCTACTGCTTGATTATCAGGAACAGCCTGTGTGCCTGAAAGACGGAAATTAACGACTTCAGTAGAGTCTGGACTTTGCTGAATCTGTTTTGCAATATTTTGTTGCTCTTGTGGTGAGATTTTTTCACTTACAGTCGCTTTGATGCTTTGCAAAGATTCTCTAGTGGTTGGTTCGGTTGGAGCTTCTTTTCCGGCACGTAATTGCTGAATCGTTGTTGGTTCGAGTCTTTCACGAATACCAGCACCCGTTGGTGCAATCTGCCTTGCAACTTGCTGAGTCACCGCCCTAGTTGCCGCTGGTATAGATGGAACAAAAGCACCGCCAACGGTTGCCGCAATCTGCCCAGCAGTGCCAGCACCCGCCTCTTTTGCAAGGCCGCCAGCACCAGCAGCAGTACCACCACTAATTGTTTGAAGTGCTGGTGTCGTTGCCAATAATCTGCCAACTTCACGGGTAACTGGACTTGTTGCCGCAGCTTCTACAGCTTTGCCCACAGCAACACCACCAAGGCCACCACTTGCGCCAGCGGCTGTAGTTTGCAAAATACGTTCGGCTGCTGTGCGAGGTTCAGCCACGCCAACACGAGTCAGCAAGTCTTCCATTGCATCTGTTGGCAAAGTGTATTTTGTGCCGAAAATAGTATTTACACCGCTAATAATTGGGTCGCCAAGAAGTCCTGCAAGTGTCGCAGCACCAGCTCCTGCAATAGCGCCTGGTATCGCACCAACACCAGCAAATGGAGCACCCATAGCAGCACCTAAAGCCGCACCAGCCGCAGGCAAAGCCAATCCTCTGGTTGCCGCACCAGCAAGTCCAGTTGCTGTTGTTGCGGGTACTGCAACAGTTCCACCCAATTGAGTTGCAAGTGCCGCAAGGTCTTCTGTTTTAGCGGGTTCTGCTATTGCTTGGCCTGTAGGTGCAAACCATGCGTTCAATGTCTCGTCATAGTAAGAACCTGATGGTTTTACATCAGCTTGTTTTACTGACAATAATTGAAAACCTGATGGAGGTGTAATAGTGCTTGCTTTTGGACTTTCAGCAAAGATGGGTACACCACCAGAGATTTCTACACGAAAAGGCTCGGCAGATGACTGAACCGTACCGCCCAATTGCTTTGCTAGTGCTTCAAGTTCTTTTGACATTATCTAGTCCCTGCGGCTCTTCGGTAAGCATCCGAATTTTTAAACGCATCAGCAGCAGCTTTTGTTGGGAAATTGTATGTAATCCCACCAACTGTAACGTTCAATTCTCTTGCTGGCACATCACTTGGCACAGTTGGCAATCCTGAACGGGCTGTAATAGTAACTCTTGCTTTTTCCAACAATCGCACTGCTTCATCCACATTTGCCAATAATCGATCTGGTGATTGTTTTAGTGACAAGTTCTGCAAAGATGCTTGAAGTTTGTCACCCTCTTTTTCAGTCAAGTTACCAGTTCCCTTAATCTTTGGAATCTGGGCAAGAAACGCCTGTGAACCAAGTGTTTCAACCAATGCCTCAAAATCAGCAACATCCTGATTGGTAGTTGGTAATCTTGATGCTATTGGGCCAGTAGCAGAATTGATAATATTTCTTGGTGTCTGCTTGATTCTTGTGGCAGTGTTGATAAAGTTGTCAATGTCTGCCGATTGATTGGCAAGTGTTGCTTGTTGTTCTCTATCAGCCGCATCACGCTTTTCTTTTGCATCATCAATTTTTTGCCGTAATTCTCCCTGTCTGATTACATTTGTCTCTCTTGCTATCGCTGCATTTAATGCAGAAATACGAGCATTCTCTTTATTGATGATGATATCTTCTTCAGTTTTTCGGATGCCTAACTTAGTAACTTGTTCTGCATACTTAGCTTCAACTTGTGCTTTTTGTGCTTGAGCAGCTTTTAAATCTGCATCAGCTTTTGCCATTGCTGGTGCATTTGTTGCTGTTTCTTTTGCTACTATTGCATCAGAAACAGCTTTTTCGGAATCTGCCACGGCTTTTTTCAATGCGGCTGGCTGGAGTTCTTCTGTTCTTATTGTGCTAAGTGCTTTGTCAGCACTCTCAAGAAACTCTTTGCCACCAGGCAGTCTTGCCATGTATAAACCAATTGTTGCTTGCGCTCCTGTTGGATTTAAATTTATTAATTCCAAAGAATCTTCTGCGGCCTTTGCTTCACTTTCACGACCACTGTTGCGTAATGCAATTGCTTTTTCTGTAAGTCTACGTTTTGCAATATCAATATTTCCCGATTTGATGGCTGAGTAAACTTCACCGCCAATACGCAAATCAGCCTGTTGTTGCTCTTTGGTTTTTCTTTCAAAACCCTGCATTACGATTCCTGCTTGATCTTTAGGCAAAAATGCCGCTACACGTTCATAATCTGCCGCTGTTGCATTGGGGTTTTTATACAAATCAGCAAGTTCAGTTTGTCGTTGCTGTGCTTGCTCTAATGCTTTGCGTTCAAGTTCACGCCTTTGCTGTGACGCTTGTATTTCAGCAACTCCAGCACCAAGTTTGAACCCGCCTAAAGCAGACTCAAATGGACTTTGCACATCCACTGTGTAATTAATTGGGGGCATTAAAGGGTTAATCGTTGCCATGTTCTAATCCTTAAAACCCAAGTCCTGGAGTTTTTCCTGCGCCATATTGGAAACCAAGCAATTGACCAGGCAAGTTGAATAATGAACCATAAGCCTTTGCTTCACCGATCTCACCACCAGCTCGTGCTGCACCCTGTTGAGCCAACAAGTTTGAAATATTCGTTCCAGTAGTTATGCCTTGTGCGCCTACTCCTGCGGCAGATGCTTGACCAATTTTCAGCAAATTAGCCTGTGTTTCACGCCCAATATCTGAGAAGCCACCAAGCCTTCCGTATTGAGTCTCAATTTCTTTTTCCAACATTTGTGGTCTAAATTGAGCCAATGCCGCTTGGATATTCCCACCACGCAATCCACCTGTGGCAGATGCACGTTGCAATAACGCTTCTTCACCAGATCGCACTCTGGCTTGAAATCCAGCGCCCTGCTCAATTTCGGCAATCGCTGCTCTCTGTCTCTCAGGGCCAAGAACACCAGCTAATGCTTGCTGTTGTTCAAAGGCTTTTGGCCCTGCTTCAGCATATTCTTGATAACCAGTAATCGCTGGCGCACCAACCTCTACATAGGGTTTCAATATCGCTTGCAAAGCATCAAACTGTCTGCGTTGTTCTTCAATGCCTGCTTGAGCTGCGCCAGATTGAATATCTGCCGCTGAACCTGCGGCTTTGGCTTGCATTGAACTTCCGATAAGTTGGCTTCCACCAACTACTAGGGCGGTTATTGGATCAGGCATCGCCAAACTCCTTCATATAATCTTCAAAAGTTTCGCCATACAAAGCCATCACATGATGACCATATTTTGTGGCATATCCAGCCCCATGTACTAGCGAAACGGTCATTAAAATCAAGTCGTAATATCCGGCTCGCCAAATGAACGACTTGGCATCTGCTTGTTTATTTCGCTCTGCCGTGTCCGAGGCTTGCCACTTGAGAATCATTGTCGCCAGCAAAGGCGTTAAATGGGCGCTGTTGGCAATAAAAAAAGAGTTCTGGTGCATACCCACCAATGTGTTCCAAATGGTCGCATTGAGGTCTTCTCGTGCCACTTGGTCGCCATCGGCAACATCATCAAAGACTTGGATTGCGTCAAAGACCATGAGTAGCCACTCTACGGCTGGCGCAGGTAGCATAAAAACTTTTGTCAAGTTTTCTCGCAGTCCATTGGTCATCCAAAACTCCTAATTAGGGCAGGCCGCTGGATGCCAGAACTCAGCGGCTTGATTTTCGCACAAATTGACAAAAGGTCAATCCTCTTCTTCTTCATCTTCCCAAGCCTGACAAACCCGCATATCGTTGCAGATAAAGTTCAGCTTTTCGCAATGACCCCTGAATCCTGCGCCCTTGTCATAAGCCGCCATTGGGATGCGCTCAATCCTGACTTGGGTCATGAAGCTGTTGTCGTAATACTCGCAGTTTGAGCAATGCTTGCGTCTTGCGTCTTTTTCATCGCATTGCATAGCCTCTGCCAAACCAGCGTAAAACTCCTTATTTGCGCCAGCCTCATTGGTGGGCATTTCAGGGCCATAGTTCCAATCAGCAACCGCAACGGCATAGTTCTTTTTATTCTCTGCATTGGTCAAAAATTCTTCTTCCATCGGCAAGCCATTAAAGCCCCGTGGAATAACCATAAATTCTTTCATTTCTAGCTCCTTATGAAATTTCTCGGCCTGATGCTCGGATAGTCAGGGACGTTGCCGTTCCTGCGATTGTTGAAATAAACCCACCAACGTCTAATGCCTGACCCACCAACTCTGGGCAAGTGTAAGTTTCATCTGGCACGATGGTGCGTGTGTCAATAATCAGGTTGGATGCGCTTGCTGAGCCAGACACAGTGACTAAATTGCAACTAAAAGTCACATTGTTGGCACTGGTATTGGTCACCGTAAACTTGTCAATAATTGCCTTGACATTTGTTGCGGTGTATTGGGTGGTCTGCGCATTTTCTGCTTGCTTCGCAGGGATTAGCACTTTTACTATGACTGTCATTGGACACCTCCGATATTGTTGTTGACTGTGAGAATTATGGATGGAATAGCTGGAACAGGGGCGGTTGCGGCAACAGAAAGTAATTCAACACTGAGATCGCTCACCGAAAACATCAGTTCAACATAATCATTGGCTTTGAGGTCAAAAAAGAAATTCAGCGATGAAAAAATCTCACCATTATTACCCTGAACCCTGATTTGGCTTGCGCTGTCTGGCACATCCACACCGTTGAGCCGAAACCAAAAATAGAACTCTGCCGTACCGCCTGATGTTTTATCCAACTGGAACGAGGTGTCAAAGTTGTAGATGCCCTCGCTATCCACCACGATTCTTGATGTTGGACTTCCAATAAATACCCCATTGCTCAGATCGGTATTGTTAAACGTGATGGCCTTGGCTGTGTTGATTGTGGTAGCTGTCTGAGTGGTAGTGTCGTAAAACGAACCATATCTTGCCCTTTTGAACTCCCTTGGTGGTGGGGTCATCTGCAAGCCCTCAACCGCTTTATTCAGTTTGTCCACCAATGCCAAGGCTTGATTTGCCTTGCTTTCAGCCAATGCCACAGTCACCGCAGTTTCTTGCGCCAACAGTGCAATCCTATCAAGTGCATCCTGTGCCTTTGCGCTTAATGCCGCATCTTCTACCGCAGTATTTTGCGAAAGTGCTTGAATCTGCGCCAGCGCATCATTTGCGGTTGCCGCAGCATTGCCAGCCTGATATTCAAAGTCAGTCCCAACAAGAACTTGAAGTACATCAACAGTAGAAAACAGCAACTCAAACTGCCTGATCTGTTGTTGATCGGTCAAAAACTCCGCAAGCTGGTCACGGGTTAAGTTAAGTCTGCGAGAGATCGGTGCGGTTGCCATCAGTATGCCAATGCTTCAATCTGTGCCTCTAAGCGCACATAAGACACATGGGCATCACTATCGCCACGGAAACGCTGGATACGCCAGTTCCTCATGTGACCCTGCTGAAACCAAGCCAAACGCTTATTGCGGTTGCCAATCGTGCCGACAGGAATAAACTTTTCTTGTGAATAAGTCTGCCCATCCAAAGAGTAACTTGTGCTGATTTGCGGATTTTTACCAAGCACAATGCTTCCTGTCAGACTGACCAATTCCATCTTGTTAAATATTGCACCATTGCTCTCGTTATAGACAATCAATGTGCCAAATTCCCAGCGCACTCGTTGACCCCAATGGTGTCCTGTATCTTGAACCAAGTAACCGATATTGGTGGACTGTGGGTCGCCAACCATCCATCTGTCGTACACCCAAACTAAGTTTCTGGCTCGGTATTGTTCAAATCCAACTATTGTTGTTGTCAGCGTGAACCAGACAGGAGTTTGTAAAGCCTCAGATGCGGATGCGTCATAAACTATGGTGCGGTCAGGCAAATGCACATAAAGGTGTTGGTGACTCTTGTCATTTCTAGCCTCCAACTTAACCAAGGATAATTGAGCCTCGGTGTATTCAAGCAAAAGATTGTCTATTTCCTGAGTGCTTACTTTTTGCGTTGTTGCTGCCGCACCTATGTAAATGCTTGGAGCTTCATTTCTTCCACTGCCTAAAAATGCAATGCGTTCGATAAAAACGCAACAAGCCTGTGTTCCAATAACACCCTTTTGTATTTGTGCGCCATCAATTCTAGCGAATGGGAAAAGTTCACCGCCCACATTATCGAATACTTCTACGGTGTTCCTGTTCAGCGCATAAACCTCATTACGCAATTTCAGTAAAGCAACCACAGGGTCAGGGTCAACTTCTGAACTACCGTACTTCAATGGATTCACAACCAATGGGTCAGACAATTCGGTGACGATTAAAAACTCCCCATCTGTGGTCATGAAGTAACCATCAACCCAGCAGAAGTCAAGAACTACGCCCAAGTCACCGTCAGTCACTTGCGTCAGTGTTGAACCATTCCAGTAATACAAGCGACCACCAGATGCAATAGCAAGTAAATCAAAGCTGTAATCAAATGTCACCAATTGATTGGTTGGCCCACCCACATCGCCAAGTACTGTAACTGTGCCTGCGCTGTCGATTTCCACCAACTTTGTACCCATCACTCGATATAGGTTGTCTTGCCAATTGATGCCGCCTCGGTCGACTCCTGGCCCTGTGCCGTTTGCCACAATGCCATCGCCTGGTCGCAGAAACCCATTGCTGATGCCTGATTGCTTTGGCACAGGCACAAGGTTCACTGGGTAACTGGTACGCAGTTCAGGGGTGCTGTCGGTGTAGATACCATTCAAGATAGGGATTTGCATTACCACTTCACCTTATCAGCCCAATATGCTGCACTCATTTTGCCTTTGGCAATATTTTCAGAATGGCGAGACTTAAATGATTCACGTCTTGCTTTGTCGGCTTTGGATTCGCCCTCACGCTTAGGTGAACCAGACACGCCCTGTTGACCAAAACGAATCAGCTTCACTTCATCACCAGCCTTTGCCACAACGACATGGCTTTTTGTTGGGTGACTTGGGGTACGCTTGGGTTTGTTAAAACCTTCAACACCAGCACGAGTTAGTCTTGGGTCTTTCATCTGAACCCCTTGATCTTTTCAGCAATCTTTTTGGGCTGCTTGGCAAACTGCTTCCCAGCCTTTGTAGCCTCACGCTTTGCCCTTGTGGTTGCCGCATATTCAGCCGCTGTCAATGCCTTAATCGCCTTCTCAGGCAGATATCTCTCGCCTGTTTCAGACGATGGCTTTCCCGACTTGGTGCGCCAGTTTTGACTTGACCAATCTTTGAGGCTTTTTTGTGTGGCTTTCATTTATAACCGCCACCTTTTTCTTTGTACTTCTTTGCCAATAATTGGGCTTTGCGAGCCGACCATTCACCAGCCGCAGTGCCTTGCACAGCAGAACCCTTGATTTCCTCAAAGAGACGCTTACGCATGGTTGGCTTCGTGTAGTTGCCAGCCTCATTGACCGATGATTTAGGCTTCGTTGCCATTATGCAGCTACGCCTTTGATGACTGCAAAGTTAAATACTGGCTGTTCAGTTGTTGTGCCGCCAGTGGTACGGAAAGTAATGTTGAAACTACCAGCCGCCACAGCAGTGACCATCAAGTCATATAGGTCAGTGCCTGATTTTTGATTCAGGACAATGACATCAGTTGCCGCAACAGTGCTATTGGTCACAGTAAATGTTGCAGCAGTGGCTGAACCAGCAGCGCTAAATAGTGTGATTGCACCAGTTGTCTTATTCAATGTCACACCTGTGATGCGGCTTGAGCCTTGAGTTACTGTGCCGCCTGCGCCTGTGGCATAACCTACACCAGCCGTTCCAGTTGATGCAATCACACCAGTAGCTGTCAAACTTGTGCCAGTAGCCACACCGATTGCTGGTGTAACCAAAGTTGGGCTTGTGAATGTTCCAGTGCTGACTGTTGGGTTTGTGATCGTTGGAGTTGTTAGCGTTGGGCTTGTTGCAAAGACCAATGAACCTGTACCAGTTTCATCTGTCATTGCCGCCCGTAGATTGGCACTTGATGGCACAGCCAAGAAAGCCTGCACATTTGTGCCATAAACTGCATCAGCATTAATTTGATACCAAGAGTTTGTGGGCTGATAAAAACGAATGGCTGTTGCAGTTCCTGCGCCTAAGAATGTTACACCACCATAAAGTGCGGTTGCACCATTCAGCGCAATCGTCAGGGATGTGATTTCTTGGGTGGTCGTAATCAGCACCGTAGTGCCATCAGGCACACCAGTATTCAAAGGCAGGGTAATTGTGCCAGTTGCCAGCGTTCCAGCAGGTTGCAACAGCATCCACTGATCTTGGCTAACAGGAGTTGGCACAGTGATGTTGAAGCCAGAGCCAGGCACATACAGATTCACCGACAAAGTTGGCGATGCAAAACTTTGTTGAAAGAAAGTCAGCAAAGAACCAATCGAGGTTCTGCGAGCATCACCATTGTTGGGTGAGTAAACGGGTAATTGGTCTCCGCTTGAAACAGTGCTGAGTACGGGTAACTGATTGATTTGTGGCATGACTGTCCTTAATAGTATTCGAGAGGCCCATCAGGGCCAGCAGTAACAGGATTGGCTGGTGGTCTGATAAACGGATTATCGTAGACCCTCCAAGGCTTATTGCCAGCACCAGCAGGCATTGTTGCCGGAAGTTGTTGTTCAAGCGGGAATGTGGCTCTTTGCAACAGAATATCGTAACCCTGCTTGGCAGTGGTCTTTGTCTCAATCATTACTTGCTTGCCAAAACTTGGCGCAAGCCTAATGCCTAGACTGCAAATAATGGCCTCGTAAGCCGAATCAGGCACGAGAGTTTCTTCATCTAGGCTGCTATCTTGTGGGCTGGATGGCAAAGGGTAACCCAAGCGGATGCCCTTGGCGTTCCAGTCTGCCATCATTGCATCTAATCTACGCAAGGCAGATTCAAGCTGTTCAGGTTGTAAATCAAACACGTAAGACGCAAGCCCGATTTCCTCAAAGGCTGCGCTTATGAATTGTCGTTTTCTGTAGCCCATGCTGATTCCTCAATGTGTTTCAGAAGTGTCGCATCTGACCAGCGTTTGTCAACCTTCATGCCAATGGCTTCAGCCTGTTGTAGCATTTCCTCACGAGTTGGTGGGCTGTCATCAACAGTCTCAACAACTTCAAGCATTTCAATAGGCTCATCAGGCACATCAATAACTTGTGAACCGATGGGCGATGGGCGAATCTGCTTTATTGCTTTGCGCTGTGCGGCATTGGCTTTTTTCAGCTTACGCTTTTGCAACCGCAACTCTTTCCACGGGGCAAGAGTTTTGGTCTTAACGATTGCGGCTGACTTAATCATTTTTTCATTGGTGCTTTGCTAGGCTTGCCAGCGGCTTTTGCCGACTTAGTAGCCATACCAAGTGCCATTGCAACGGCTTGCTTTTGGGGCTTGCCTGATTTCATTTCCATTTTGATATTCTTGGAAATGGTCTTGTCTGAGTAACCTTTTTTCATTGGCATTTTGCTCTCCTAAGTAAAACAGGCCAACATCTCTGCTGGCCTGTCTTGGTTTAACCACCGATACGATAGACAACAAAGGTGTCAGCCGCAGTCTTACGGCAACGGAAACGTGCAGAAGCACCAGCCGTAGCCGCAGTTGCAGCAGAACCAACGATGGTCACATTTGTGTTGACAGTCAATGTCAAAGCATATGCAGCCAAAGTGATGACGCTGAAGTCAAACGAATCACCGATAGCCCACTCAGTTGCCAAATCAAGGTTTGCACCTGTTGGCAATTGAATGTCACGGCTTGCTGTGGGAGTAGCAGTAATGATGCCTGTCAACACGTTAGCAGCAGTTGCCGCCATCGAGCCGCCATCAGCAATGTTGGCTGGCGCACCTTGAGGTTGCCAGTTGCCATTGTTGCTGATATCAGGAGCAACGCCAACTGAGTAGTACGCACCCGATGCACCAGCTTGAATAATCACGTTGGTGGCATTGGTAAATGCGCCTGAAACATAGGTGGTGTTGTCAACCGTAGTCAGCAGATCATTGGCTTCAGGAAAGTTGGGGAAACCAACTTCTTGAAACACTTGTGCTGGTGAAAAGGCTTGAACAGCGATTTTCTCGCCTGCGGGTACTGCAACAGTGGCTGTACCTTGTGCAAAAATTACTTGATAGCTCATGATTACTCCTTAGGCTTGATTAAACAGCAAAATACCAGACATTTCTGGCTGCTTATTGACCACGCCAAACAAAGTATCCAAACGGTACTTGGTCTTCATGGTATTCACATCGTATTGCTTTTGCATGACCAATTCGATGCCTTGATCTGTAGAGGCACGCATTACTGCAACGCCAGCATCAGAGGGAACAGCGTAACGACCAGGCAGAATCTCCAACGCATCTTTCTGCCAGAAGCAGTTAACAGGTGCAGTTGTGGTATTCAAGCGGTTGATGGTTGCGGATGCGTTAGGTGTAACGATACAGTTTTGGTATTGCAACTCAGCATCAGTTCCACCTTGAGCAGAAATGATTGGAGGTGTAATAACGCAAGTTGTGGAATTGACCACTTGCACCACACGGAAAGTCTTGGAGAATCCAGTACCTTGCTTGGTGATGTGATGGACAGCCTCAACTCCGCTGATCTCAATGGCTGAACCAGCAGGCAAGTTGGTGGTGCTAGACACGGTAATCGTTTGGAAACGATTGTCCACGTTCTGAGTTTCACCAGTTGCTGCGGTGGCGGTTGCCACAGGCACGTAGTAGTTATTGGCGGCAGCCAAAGTGCTCATTGTTGGGTCAGCACCAGTTGCACCTGCGAGGCGGTTGGCGTAGTCAAGTTTGTAGGTATCAAAACCTGCAACCATACCAACGTAAGAACGCTCGAAAGCACTGTTTGACTTAGTACCTGCGAAACTACGTGACACAGATGCGCCACCAGTACCACCAGCAATGTTGCCAGCGATGCCGTTGTAGTCACGGCTTGACAAAGCCAAGTAACGATCAAAGGCTTGAACACCCTGCTCGTTCATGATGCTGTCGCACAAGGCCACATCGTCATAGTCACCAGCGGCAGTGCTCACGGTCACGACCAAAGAGCCTTGAGCCGCAGCCACGTTCATGATGGCGATGTTGATGTCAGATGCCAATTTCTGCTTGGCGGCTTCGCCTAAACGACCTTCTTGCAAAGCGTCACGCAATTCCAAAGCATCGAGAATGAACGGCACAGACTTTTGAAAGCCGAGTGTCGCTGGTACTGAAAGCTGTGTGTAAGCTGTGAAGTTGTTAGTCTGATCCATGCCATCGTACGATTGTGCGATGTAAGGCTGTGGACGATAGATCACGTTATTGGTGCGTTCCATCATCGAGCCATCTGTGTTGTAGATGGACACGTTGCGGGATAAAACCAAAGCATCGTTAAAGCCTTCGAGGATGTCCTCAAACGCTACACGCTCTTCTTTTGAAAAACTATTGCTCATAATAAGCTCCTATTAAATTATTTGGATGCTGATCGTTTCTGCGCCCTATACTGTATGACCTTGGTCATATTGCCAGTACGAGCCGCTTCTTCTCTCAGCCGTTCAAGTGTTGAGTCAACCGCACCAGATGATCTTCCAGTTCCTGTAACGATACGCTCTGGGGCGGGTGCTTGCCTGCGATTTGTAACTTTCAAGTCTTTCTCCAGTTTTGCTACCGCAAAGGCAAACTTTACGGGGTCTTTGATTTCAGCCAACTCTTTAGCCTTTGCAGGGTTCTTACCGAGTGCGTAAACAACGAGTGCAGGATTATCTGCACCTTGCAGCAAAACGCCTTGCTGGGTGATAGAAAAAACTTGTTGAGCAACTTCTTCAGCATCCTCAAAGTCCTTCACTCTTAGCTCGGCTTTCGCCTTGCCATAACCATCCAACTTGGCTTGCCATGCCTTTTGCTGATTCATAACTTCAGCTTCTTGCTTGGCGTTGATTTCATCGGCCTGTCGCTTGCGCTCAAACCAACTTGTCAATGCTTCCTCGTATGCATCAGCGTCATAGTCGTGATCTTCTAGCTTGGGCTTATTTCCAATCACCACTGGTTTGGTCTCAGGTGGTGCGGCTTGTACCCTTGCTTGCAGTTCACGATTCTGCCGTTGCAGTTCTCGGTTCGTCTTACGCAACTCTTTTACCCATTCAGGCGCAGGAGTATGTTCTTCGGGAGGTGGCGCTTCCTCACCAATGCTGACAACAACTTCTTCGGTATCTTCTGGCTCAACCTCATCAACGGATTCGTTGACTTCGATTTCCTCTTCTACTACCTCGACTTCATTGTCCTCAATTACTGCCTTTTGATTCATCTTTGACCCCATTCAACTCACCCACTTTAAACGGCTGGGTGGTAACCGTTGTTTTAATTGTCGCTTGTTTTTTACTGATTCGCAACAGGTTGCACAATCTGACCTTGCAAAATTTCTTGCACTGCCTGGGCGTTGGTCATCGCCATGCTCTGTGCTGTCTCTTCAACCTTGCCCAAAGTCTCTAGCGTTTGCGCCCGTTTAAGTTCTGCGCTTGCTACAGTTTCAACAGTATCAGCTCTTGCTCTTGCGGCTTTTGCCATTTCATTCTCGGCTGCGGCCTGCAAATACATTGCGTTCGGGTCTTGAGGCTTGCCCTGCATTTCTGCCATAAGTTCTTCTGCCTCTTGGTCTGTTGGTTGAACAACGCCCATCCGCAGTAACTTCTTGCGGAAATAAGCATTTGCATCCCCAACGCCCTCGCCTTCCATGTTCATCATTGCCATTGCAGTCAGCACTTGGGCTGTCTCTGGGTCTTGGGTGATCTGAAGCATTCCTGTCAAAGCCCTGACAGTTGCCGCACGTTTACTGCTAGAGGATGGGCCAACTTCAGCAACCACATCAAATGTGGCACTAGATAGGTCATTTGCCATCACCACAGCACCAGTTTCGGTGTCAATTGTGGGCTGCATCAACTCGACCATTCCAGCCTCACCAGTAGCGGCAATAGTTTTCATCTTGCGCTTGTCTTCGGTGTAGATTTCCTTTGCCATGCCGAGCCAAATCTCACCACATCGCTTCATGCCCTTGGCAAAGTTGCTCATGTAAATGAACGTCTGCATATCCACACGGGTTTGAATCATCTCAACCGCTTTGCCTGATACGCCTGAAATCATCTTGTCAGCCCCTTGTGGGTTGCCCAAAATGTCCTGCATATCCTGTTCAGTGATGGCAAGTAAAGCCGCCATAGCTGGTGGGATTTGTGCCGACTTTGTATAAGCCACAGGGCCACTGATTTGTGTGCCGCCATCAGCACCAGTGACAGGGTTAATCAGCAGATAAGGGTAATCCCTCAGATTATCTTCTGCCCACATTACCTGATGCCCAGCCACTTGCTCTGGGGTCATGATGGGCTTCTCAATACTGGACAAGGCTGAAATCTCGCCCAGCTTGGACAGTTGCATATTCTTCAGGCGTTGGGCATCTTTAGCCAAGCGCACAGCACCCATGCAACGCTCGATGTTATCCACAAACCATCGCTTGCCGTAGACCACCACAATGGGGATGTTTTTGCCTGCAATGTAGCCTGCATCTTCCAGCACCTTGCCGCCAGACATGATGTATTTGCGAACCCGCATACGCTTGATGCGCTTTTGGCGAACTTCCCTTGTGCCGACCGCCATCAGGGTTTCTTCTAGCATTTCATCGTCTGCAAAGTCTTGGGCTGTATAGCGTTCCTCAGTGCCATCAATGGCTTCAAATATACGGATTACCTCGGTTTTTTCCTCAACCTTATAGTACTCAGCCACAAACACAACATCAGGCGTTGCCCAATCAAATTCGTATTGGTGAATGATTTTAGGCCAATCAGTTGGGTCATCGTTGTAGATTTCTTTGTAGCTTTCACGGGTCATACTGTTGACCACAAAAGCATATTTGGCATCTGACTTATCTTGCCGCTTGGCGTTCAGGTCAAAGAATACGCTAGAGTCGGCATCAAAGATTGGCTCAAACCTGATGCGCTGGCGTTCATTCTCTGGGTCTTCTTCGTCTTCGTAAACAGTACGCAGTCGCCATGCACCAATGCCACCGCCAACAGCTTCCTCAAAAGCATTGTCGTAAGCCTCATCAGCGACCGATGCTTGTTCGTCAGCACGATAAAGGCCATCGCAGACTTCTGCCAGTTTGTCGTTCTCAGTACCGTCTTTGCTTACATAGTCAACGGTGATGCGATTATTGCGGTATTCGTTAACGATGCGAATGACCGCCAACATGATTTTGTTGACCTCAAACTTGGGTTTGTTTTCGTATTGATCCCACAATGGGCCTTCCCACTGAGAGCCGCACAACGAGTAAAAACGCCTGTCTTGTAAGCATTGCAGACGCTCATCCCGCAGCGCAGTTTGTATATCATTGAACTGCCGCAGTGCTTCAGCGTGTAAGTTTGCAAGGCGTTGGTCGTTGGGTATTCGTGCCATATTTGTCCTTTTGGGGCGATTATCTACCAGCGTTTGACATTGGGCAATGGTGTAAATGTAGCCGATTTTGTTACCGCTGACCGCCTGATGCCCTCACACGCATAACGCAAAGCATCAATAACGTGATTCTTTTTGTCCTCAAGCATGGGCAGAATTCTGCCTGTCAATGGGTCTGATTTATAACTGTACAGGCTCAACTCGTCAATTGTGTGAATGCAACGAGGGTGAACCACAATGTCGTAGTTCTTCAAAAACTCGATGCCTTCCTCTACTGACTTTGGCCCTTTGATTGCAGTCATTATCTTTGGAAAGCCGTTGCGCTTCATGTGGCTGATGGTTTCCGGCCTGGCTGAGTCTGCCACGATAGGCCACTTCTCAGCCTCTGGTATTTGCATGAATAACTCAGGGGTGTTGATAATCTCACAGCCCACCATGTAGGCTTCGTAATCAATGTAAAGGGTGCGCCCAATTATGTGGCAACGCACCAAAACTGTCGGGTCAACTGAGAAACCCCAATCAGCACCAAGGCGGTGGATAGCATCTGGCGGTGCATCAAAGTCGTCAATTTTCCAGTTCTTGAATACCTTGCTGTTGCTGTTTTGCAGGTATTGACCCATCCAAACGTGCTGATATTTGTCAGGGTCTCTGCGCTTGTCGTACTCCATTTCGTCTTTTAAGACTTGTGGAAACCACGGGTTATCGCCAAAGTTGACCTTGATTACCGAGGCATTGGCTGGCGGCTCTGGCCCACGCAATAGAAAATCCACAGGGTCTGATTGCTGCCTTGGATTCCATGTGAACCATAACTCGCTGTTTGGCTTGCGGATTGTTGGTCTCAGCAAGTCCAGGCTGGTCTGACTCAGACTTTGGGCTTCCTCAACCCAAGCGCAGTCATAGCCTTCTAGCGACTTAATGCTGTCGGCTGTGTGGTTTTGCATACCTTGGAAAATAATCGCACCATCGCCCTTTTTGGACTTGATGACCGAATCTTGGACTTCAAAGTAAGCCCCTGCGTTCATGGCCTCGATCTTGGTTTCCAGCAATCGCTTAACAGATTGATTCAAGGATTTCTGTATTTCACGAACACAAACGCTTCTGCGCTTGGGGTCAATGATGTGCTCCTCAATCATCAACTCGGCAAAGGCATGAGACTTTCCGCTGCCCCGACCACCCCATGCGCCCTTGTATCGGCTTGGTTTTGTCAATGGCAATGCCCAGCGAGGCGTATCAATCTTCAGTATTTTTTGCATCCACCACCACACGTTCAATGCGCTCAAACAGCAGGGGCGCACCATCTGCACCAGTGTGTTCTTGCTTAACAGTCTCAGCCCAGCGCATTTGTGTCTTTGTCCACCAGATCAGGCTTGTGGTGTCTCCACCCACGGCTTTGCTGTACAGCGTCTTGGCAATCTGCCCATTGGCTTTGGCTTTGCCCATGTCCAGCTCGTGCCTGTAATACTTGCGGAGGGTCTTGTCATCGATGCCAACCAAGCAGGCAATGGACTCGTGAGGCAAGCCTAATCCGCTACTGGATTCAACCAGTTTGCGGGATTCTGCCGTTGGCTCGTGTTCGTGGTTCATTTATAGAGGGGAATTTGCGTAATGTTAAGCAGATTCTACTGTTTCTGTCAAAAGAACGGCTTTCTTGCCTGTGAAGTCTTCCCAACGCTTAACGATTACATCGCAATACTTGGGGTCTAGTTCCATCAATCTTGCATGACGATTAATTTTTTCACAGGCAATTAATGTGCTTCCAGAGCCACCAAAAAGATCAAGGATTAAATCACCACCCTTACTTGAATTATTTATTGCTCTTTCTGGCAATTCAACAGGCTTCTGAGTTGGATGATAAATATTTTTTGATTCTTTCTTTAATTCCCAAACAGTTTTTTCATTTGTCGGGCCATACCATGCAGGAGAGCATTTGTCTTTATGCAAATACATACATGGCTCGGAGTTTGGAATATATTGAGACATAAAAGCCCCAAGACCAGACTTTACTTTGTACCATTGAATTACCGCCCTAAGTTTTAGTGGCAATTTTGATAATGCAGCATAAGTTTCTATTGATTTGCCAGAGGCATACCAAATATAAAAAGCCGCACCATCCTTGGTATTTGGTACAGCAGCCATTAAAGCACCATAAAACAAACCTGTTAGATCATCACCTTCTAAAGTATCAGCAATTATGCCTTTACGTTTCTTTTGATTATGTCCACCTTCATAAGCCACGCCATAAGGCGGGTCGGTAAACACCATATCGGCCTTCTGCCCATCCATCAACTTGTCAACAGCGTCAATGCTAGTGGAGTCCCCACACATTAGGCGGTGATTGCCTAGTTGGTAAATGTCGCCTAACTTGGTCTTAGGCTCATCAGGAATGTCAGGAACGGCATCCTCGTCTGTCAGCCCTTCCACTACCTCTGGCTCTAGCAGGGCGTTTAGTTCCTTAGTGTCAAAGCCCAAGATTTCTAGCGCAAACCCGTCTGCCAATAGATCATTCAATTCTATGGTCAGCATTTCATTGTCCCATCCTGCATTGAGTGCCAGGCGGTTGTCGGCAATGATGTAAGCCTTGCGCTGGGTCTCTGTCAGGTCTTTTAACTCGATGGTGGGAACTTCTTTGTAGCCCAGCTTTCTTGCTGCCATCAGCCTGCCATGTCCTGCAATGATGCCGTTCTCCCCATCTACCAATATCGGGTTAGTCCAGCCGAATTCTTTGATGCTTGAGGCAATCTGGGCTATTTGCTCATCAGAGTGGGTGCGGCTGTTGTTGACATAAGGTATCAATTTATCTACAGGCTTTTGCACAATTTTTAGCATGGTGTCCTCAAAAAAATGGGAGCATCAGCCCCCAAAAGCTGGCAACTGCATTTTGTCAGCGTACTCATTTTGCAATGTCCGGTACAGGAATGTCAACAGGCCATTGGTTTGTGTCCACTAACAATTGAACTGTTTTAAAGTGGGCTATGTTCCATGCTTGCTGTCTTTCAGCCTTTGACCACTTTGCACCTTGGTCAATGTCGTAATGACAAGTTTGGCATAAAGCCGCCACTAGATTGTCATCGGCTTTGATGCCACGGCCTTTACCGCCACCCCAATTGCTATGTGCTGCTTGAATTCCATGTTCTGTTCCACAAAGCTGACAGGATAGAGCCGCCACTAATTTTAGCAGTTTCTGGCTTCTCACATACTTGTGTTTCGGGTATTGCATATTCTTTGGTGTAAAACTTGTGGTTGTTTTCGCATTGGCGCTTGCGGCTTACAAATTCGGGGTTTGATCGGGTGTCTAAAACTTTAAGGGTTTCAGAGCCACAACGGGGACACATCATGTTTCTATTCCTTTGTCTGCCATCCATGCCAAAAGCCATTCAATAAATTCTGAGCCTTCTTCTTTGGTGAATTTGTGGCTTTGCAGTCCCAATTGAACAACTCGTTCCCCGTCTAGGCTTGGGGCAACCTTGCCCACCTTGCGCCCTGTTTCATGCGCCCATTGGTCGATTAAAAGCCTTTTCCAATCGTCTGATGACCAGGCACTGCCAGCGCCCTTCATTTGCTTGGCAACCATGTCAATCAAGGCATGGAACATATCGTTCTGATCTGTGCTGCGGGTGGCTTTTTTGACCTCCAATCGCAGTTGTTTACCAGCCTGTAAGGTTTCTTTGATCTTGGGCCATAAGTCTTTCAGGACTGTGTGAGCCTGCTGGCTGTTGTGTAGGGTGACAATCATGCTTGCCTCACTATTACTTCAACTTTTGCCACTTCGCCATAAACCTTGGTGGCATGGATGGATGTGATTTGTGAATCCGATAAAAACACGATGTCTGACATTCCATCAAGCACCGCTTTAACAACATTATCCAAGTCGGGCTTTTTGGTGTGTTTCTCAGAATCGCTCAAACAAGCCTCAGTGCGTTTTTTTGAGTAAGAGGCGGGAACAGGAAAGGTGACGTAAATAAATGCCTCCAAAGCCCCTTCTAGCGGTTCTGATGCACCCATTGCCGACTTTGCCATCATTGCGACCTCAGATTCATAGTTTTTAGTCTTTTCAGGTGTGTAGGCAACAGGGAACTTTCCCCTTGTGGAAAACCTTGGTCTGCCCTTGGGTACAGGCTCACCATAGATCGTGAACATAATCTGAATCATTTTTTGTCTTTCTGTTCGTTCATGCGTCTGCGTAAGTCATCAGCGGCTGATTCCCCACGCCTTCTCGCTATGTCCAACAATGTCTGTTGCCACCAGTATTGGGCTTCTCCCCTGCCCTCCTCCAAGGCTTTCTTCCGATAACGCCTGATCCATTCTTGGGCTTCTGTGTTCCTCATAGTCTCCCGTAAGTTCAAGCGCTCTTGTAATGACAAACTCGCTAAATTGTTGTCCTTCTCTGACCCGATCAAGAATTCTGTTTGCTTCATAGTGATTCACTTAATTTCCTCCAGACTGCTGCGACCACTTGTGGAACTTGTCCGTTGCCAATGGCTTTAAGTCTGTCCACTCTTGCGGCCACCCCATCAGCCACTCGACCCACTCTGGGTTCAATGGCCCACCAACCTGTGCCGCTAGGGGTATCTCGTTCCTGGCGTATTCCGCAGGGCTTCCCCCGTCTTTGTACATTCGTGCCACTGGTGTGGGCCATAGTCTCGGATTGTTCACTTGATCGACCAATCTGATTTGGATGGGCTGACCATTCTTTCGATGATTCTGGCCTTTCTT